CATCACCACCAACCCGTGAGCCTATAACTGGCAAAGAGATATCAAACGGGTTTAAAGCTGATGATGATGCCACACATCCCTACAGTTATTGGGCAGGTGTTGAATTTGCTGAGAAGCATCACGGCATAACTGGAGGAATGTAATGATTAGTTTTATAGAGATCATGCAATGGGGTTTAGGGGCACCCCTATTTTTACTTCTTGGGGGTGTGCTATTTATATGTACATGTTGCGTTGGAGCTGTGGTTTATTATATTTGTGTAAACAGTAAGGCTCTTTGTAATGAACTACGGGAAAGATTATGAGCAGAGAAAGAGAGCTGTTGCAAAAAGTTGTAAACCATATGTGGCAAGGGGAGCTTGTTGACGAAATAAAAGAACTCCTCGCCCAACCTGAGCAAGATAACTTTGATAAATTGATGCAGAATTGCAATGTACGAAAAGAAGCAATAGCGGAGTTAATTCTATGTATGAGGTTCTCTAATAAACATGACTTAGCACAAGCGGTTTTAGATTACATTCAAGGGCTTTCATCTGCTAATAGGGAGAAGAGAGATGAAAAATGATATAGAAGAATTACAAACAAAAGCAGATAGAGTACTAGATCAATGTAGTGTTTGGTCAGAAACAGGTGATGGTTCTTATGAAGCTTGCCTATCCTATTGTGGTTATTATGCTATACTAGCCGACATTTCAAAACTTGAACAAGGTAAAGAAGATGAGATTTTATAACTGTGATGAGCTTACTAAAAGAGCCAACAAGTATCGCATGATAGGAGTATTATTAACAGCTGTCCTTATTGCTTCCATGGTATTAAATGTCACTCTGTTGGCGCATTGCTAGGATAATATGGCACTTAAACAAACGAACAAAAACCGTAAGAAGAAAGTAAACAACCCGTTCCGAGCGAGGGAGAACTATGGGTGACGTTATTGATAAAGCAAATGAACAAGCCCAGTTAATACTGGAGAAACAAATAGAGCTGGCAAAAGGTGCTAAATTAGACATCTTTTCTAATGAATCTGGACAATGTTGGGAATGTGATGCCCCTGTAATAGATAACAGACGCTGGTGTTCTAAAGAGTGTGCTGAAATGGCTGAGAGGAGTGGTTGGTAATGGACAGAGAAGATCGAAAAATGACTAGAGAAGAGGCACAACAAGTATTGGATTTGTTAGCACCGGGATTTAAACTACCGCCTCCTCGTACTGAAGAAGAATTTCTAGCGGCTACACGACCAATAAATTTTGAGTTAGAAGAAGAAATGACCAAAATACATGGCGAAACAATAATGAATTTATATAAGCTATACAAAAAAGAAAAAGCTTTGAAAAATGATATGGCCTAACTTTTATTTTCCACCTATAAACCTTTGGAGTTATCCCAATATGATAAACGAAGAATCAACTGTAAAACCTGTATGGAAACCAAAACAAAGCAATGCAGACGATATGCAAGTTGGCGGTAACCACTATAAAGATATGGCAATACAACCTTGGACAGTAATGGAGTCTATACTAACTTATGAAGAGTTTGTAGGTTTTCTTAAAGGTAACATAATTAAGTATTCAATGAGAGACGGTAAGAAAGATCACTCTCAAGATGCAGGGAAGGCGGCACATTACATAGCTAAACTAGCTGAGGTACAGAGGGATGATTGAAAAGATTAAAGGTTGGTTTTGCCCACCGCATAAGTGTACAAAGTTCAGGCAGTATTATGGATTGAATTTAAAGATATGTGATGAGTGTAAAAAAGAAACTCCCTTATGGGAAGCAAACATAATAAAACATCAGAGATAATAAAATGAAAACGATAAGAGATAATATAAACATACCAACGGCAGATATAATAATAGACCTATTAACATCTTGGGAGCAATATCAAGACCATAAGTTTGATGAGCAGGTTAATGAAAGTATGCCTATAATGTTAGACGCGGCGGCAGCTAGAATGTACGCATTGGTTAGAACGGTACGGTTTGCCACAATGGGTTTAATAATAACTAATTTAATGTGGATTTTAAACGCAACAGGAGTATTACAATGGTAGACGCTGAGCAGTTAGACTGGGTAGAAGAACTCGAAGAAGATGAAGAAGATGAAGAAGGGGTGTACGTACTAGTAAGGATAGTAGAGAATGAATTAGGTATAGGACTTAGTGTACCAAATGACGAACCAAACAGAGACTATTTCATACATGTTATCGACTCTCTATATAAAAACACTACTATACATACCATAGAAAACCTAATTGAAAGTTGCAAACGAAGCGAAAGAAATGTATTAGCTAAAGAGATACGTGACTTTTTGGAAACCCCTAAAACATTACACTAGGAGAGAACTATGAAAACCATATTATTTTTAATGTTATTAATGCCAACACTATCTATGGCAGCGTCACTTATCTTAACGCCTGGGCAACCTATGCAAGCAATAGAACAAACAGCAGGGGGCTATACTATTATGGACATGGGAGGAAAAGGAAATACCCTTATACAAAATGTGGGAAATATGGAGATCATTCATCACGGAGATTCTCCAGCAACAGTCATAATACATGAAGAGCCAGTGGGCGTTCCAACCCCATACAATCTAATCGACATGACCGGAGAAGAGTAGTGACCCCAGAAGGAGTTATCAAGAAGCAAGTAAAAAGTATACTTGCTGAAGTAGGAGCATGGTATTGTATGCCTGTAGGCTCTGGTTATGGTAAGTCAGCTATTCCAGATTTTATAATCTGTTATCAAGGATGTTTAATAGCTATAGAAACAAAAGCTGGCAACAAGCAAGCGACAGCTATACAGGCTAGAGAAATAGAAAGAATAAAAACTGCCAAGGGCTTTGCCTTTGTGATAAATGAAACTAACATAGGACACTTAAAAGAATGGTTATTATTGGAATTGACTTTGAAACCTACTACGCCAAGGATTACTCCCTTTCAAAAATAAGTACACAAGCATATGTAGATCACCCTCACTTCGAGGTTATCGGAGTTGCAGTAAGAGTTAATGACGAACCAACTGAATGGTTTAGTGGCACGATGGAAGAGACAAAGGTCTGGTTAGATAAGTTTGACTGGGCAAATGCTTGGGTCTACGCACATAATGCCATGTTCGATGCGACTATATTGACATGGAGGTTCGGTATAAAGCCTAAGTTGTGGATAGATACACTGTCTATGGCACGTGCTGTACATGGTACAGAAGTAGGTGGATCACTAGCTAAACTTGCTATTCATTATGGGCTAGGTGAGAAAGGCACAGAGGTTGTCAGTGCGCTAGGTAAACGTAGAGTAGACTTTACTGAGGAAGATTTAGATAAGTACGGAGAGTATTGTATTAATGATGTTGATCTTACTTATGGGCTATTCCTAAACTTAGCACCGCATTTTAGTAAGACCGAGATGAAGCTTATTGATATGACCATACGTATGCATAGTGAACCCCAGTTTATCTTAGACATACCCACACTTGAAGACCATTTATACCATACTAAGAAACGTAAGGAAGAGCTGTTAAGTGCAAGCGGTATAGCTAAAGAAGACCTTATGAGCAACAATAAGTTTGCAGATATATTAAGATCCTATGGTGTTACCCCTCCACTAAAGATAAGCCCTGCTACTGGTAAGGAAACTTACGCTTTCGCTAAGACAGATGAAGAGATGAAAGAGCTGTTAGACTTTCCAGACTTTGATGTTCAGGCTATTGTTGCTGCTAGGTTAGGTACTAAGTCTACATTGGAAGAGAGTAGAACAGAACGCTTTATAGAGATAGCCAATGCAGGTGGGGCTATGCCCATACCATTAAAGTATTATGGTGCTGAAGTCTCTGGGCGCTGGGCCGGGACGGATTTTTGTAACATGCAGAACCTCCCAAGGGCATCACCTATTAAACACGCTATACGCGCCCCAGAAGGTTACGTAATAGTAGGGGCGGACCTTAGTAACATTGAACTAAGGGTTAACATGCATTTCTCTGGGCAGTTGGACAAGCTTGATGTCATAAGGAGCGGACTAGACCTATACAAGGAATTTGCTACTGTAGCTTTCGGAGTTGCCTATGAAGACGTTACTAAAGAGCAAAGATATATTTCAAAGACAGCTATACTTGGGTTGGGATTTGGGTCTTCCGCCCCAGTGCTAAGAAAGTCTATACAAAATGGATCTGGTGTGGACATAGGAGAAGCAGAAGCTAAAAGAATAGTAGATTTATACAGGGAAGAGCACTCAGGTGTTGTACAATCATGGAAGAATGGGGGAAAAGTTTTAAAAGACATACGGGATAACATTGCTTCTAAGTTTGGATCTATTAACTTGCCTGTGCACGGGCGAAAGGGGGTGTTAATGCCGTCTGGTTTGTATTTAAAATACCCTGATTTAAAAGAGTTTGATACCGACAAAGGTACTGAATGGAGTTATTCTAGTCATAGGGGGTCGAGACGTAAGATATATTCTTCAAAGTTGCACCAAAATTGCATACAAAGTCTAGCTAGGTGTATAATGGGTGAAGCAATGGTGAGAATCACCAAGCGCTATAAGATCGCCCTCACTATCCATGATAGTTGTTATTGTGTAGTTCCTAAAGAGGAAGCTCAAGAGGCTTTTGATTTTATCATAGGGGAATTATGCAAGGAACCTACATGGATGCCAGGAATACCGTTAGGCGCAGAGGGGGCATTTGGGGTAACCCTTAAAGAAGCAGGATAATAAATGAAAATACCCGCATGGAGTTTTAGTTCAATTAAACTCTTTGATACTTGCCCTAAAAAGTATGAGTCAGAAAGAGTAACTAAAGAAGTGGGTTATCAAGAGACTGAAGCTACCCTGTATGGGACAGAGCTGCACCTTGCTGCTGAAGAATACATCCGAGATGGTAAAGAGATCGATCCAAGGTTTAAGTTTATAAAGCCCTACCTAGACAAACTCAATGCCATACCGGGGGAAAAGTTATGTGAAATAAAGTTGGGGGTAAAGAAACATGAGGGAAGATTGGTTGCTTGTGATTTTTTCGATGATGACGTTTGGTTCCGCGGTGTGGCTGATTTGGTCATACTCGATGGGGATAAAGCTTGGATTGTAGACTATAAATCTGGTAAAAGTGCTAAGTATGCGGATATAAAACAGTTAGCTTTAATGGCAGCTGCAATGTTTCTTAAACATCCAGAAATTAAAAAGATTAAAACGTCCTTGCTGTTTGTAGTATCTAGAGAGTTCATTAAAGAAGATTTTGTCAAAGAATGGGGGCTTGAGATCTTTAGCAAATATGATGAGTTGTTGACCCAACGAGAAATGGCGTATAATTCAGGCGTCTTTAATGCTAAACCTAATGGGCTATGTCGCCAATGGTGTGGTACGTTAAGTTGTCCTCATAATGGGAAGAATAAATAATGCCTAAAACAAGTAAAGTAAAACTAGCTTATCAAGCTGAACGTCAAAAAGCCCCTGCGGAAGTAGCCGCTAGAGTGGCACGTAATAAAGCTAGACGTCATGCGATCGCCGCAGGTAAAGCTAAGGTGGGTGATGGAACCCAAGTTGATCATATAAGACCTTTAAATAAAGGCGGCAGTGCTAAAGATAGTAACACTCGTGTGGTGAGTACAGCAAAAAATGAAGGATGGCGTAAGACGTATCCAGAAATGTACGGAAAAAATAAAAAGAAATGATTATTAAAACGAGATCAGTTAGGCAACTAGCCAGAGACGCAGGTCTCAACGAAGAGCTTATTGAACGCAATATGGAAGCCTTGTGTGATTTTACATGGCGTGTGGCAAAGAAAGAAAGAAAACAATGTAACAGTAGAGTGCGTAAGTGGTTGCTAAGCAATGAGCTAGTTAAACCACCTTTAGTAGAGTTATTGAAAGACGAGGATGAAGAAGAGTACGACTTCATTTAAAGATATTTAAAGCGCGTCATCCCCGTAAGGGATTGTTAATAAAAAGGAAAATAATGGAAATTATAGATAATAAAGCACTCGTGCTAAAAACACGAAACCCTGACAAGGTGACTCAGGTTATCCCTCAGTCTCATATAGTAAGTCAAACACAAACCCCGTCTGGTATAGGCTATGAAGTGGCGGTTAAATGGACATTGGCTAACGCTAAAATACTACAGAATCTAGGGTTTAAGAATGTGCCGTCCCCTATAGTGGGGCAGTACAACTGGCCTGGAATGTATAAACCTTTTGAACATCAAAAGGACACAGCGTCTTTCTTAACTCTTAATCAACGCGCCTTTTGTTTAAACGATATGGGGTGTGTAGACTCAGAAACAGAATATCTATCACCGACAGGTTGGAAGAAAATATCCGAATACCTTGAGGGGGACGTAGCGCAATACATACCGGATACAGGAGCGATAGAGTTTGTGCCCCCTGAGGCGTATGTTAAAAAACCTTGCACAGATATGATTCACTTTAAAACTAAGTATGGCGTAGATCAAATGCTTAGTCCTGAACATCGTATGCTTGTATCTGATAATGCGTCTAAAACGAATAAGACTGCGGTTATGTCAGCTGCGTATATGCAGTATAGACATGATGCTAAACATAGAAAAGAAAAAATTATCCATGGAAGAGATACTGTAAGTTTCGCTCATGCGACTACCCCTGCTACCTACATAAGACCGTGGGGACAAGGGCTGGCAATAACCGATGCGGAACTAAGATTGCAAGTAGCAGTAATAGCGGATGGGCACTTTTCAGGAAACACCACTAGATGCGTTATGCGCTTAAAGAAAGAAAGGAAAGTAGAAAGATTAAGGGAGATACTAAAGGAGACAGGTATCACTTATGTAGAAACAACCCCAGAGTATGAATCAGCAGAGGGGTTTCATATATTTAAATTTGATTCCCCTATTAAGCTAAAGGAATTTGATGAAAGATTTTATAAATGTAGTGCCGAACAAATAGATATTATTTATAACGAGGTGCTTCATTGGGACGGGTGTATAAGAAAAGGTATTAAAGCTAATGAGTTTAGTTCTACATCAAGGGTATCGGCTGACTTTGTACAGATGGTATTTAATAGTAAAGGACATATAGCTAGAATTACTGAAGATAAAAGAGAGAATAGAAACACATGCTATAACGTAACTATTAGAGAGCTAGGTAAACAGCACTTAGGATACTACTCTACAACGACTAAGACAGTGTTCGACTGTAAATCTACAGACGGGTTTAAATATTGTTTTACGGTGCCTTCTACGTTCTTGCTATTTCGTAGGAACGGGTGTGTATTTGCATCAGGTAATACAGGCAAAACCATGAGTGTTATATGGGCAGCTGACTATCTAATGACTAAGAAAATTATTAAACGAGTATTAGTTATATGCCCTCTATCTATTATGGACCCAGCATGGAGAGCAGACTTATTTAAAACGGCAATGCACCGTATGGTAGATATTGCCCATGGCTCCAGAGATAAACGCATTAAAGTTATTAATTCCGATGCTGAGTTTGTAATTATTAATTATGATGGGATAGAGATAGTAGCTAATGAAATAGCTAAAGGGGGGTTTGACCTGATTGTATGTGACGAAGCATCGGCGCTAAAGACACCAACTACTAAAAGATGGAAGACTTTAAATAGTTTGATTACCCAGCACACTTGGTTGTGGTTATTAACAGGAACACCAGCAGCGCAGTCGCCTATGGACGCCTATGGGTTAGCTAAAATGTTAAGACCTGATTCTGTGCCTAGATATATCGGTGCGTTTAAAGATCAAGTCATGTTAAAGATATCACAGTTTAAATATGTCCCCCGTCCTGAAGCACAAAGTATAGTGTACAAGGTACTCCAACCAGCAATCCGTTATACCAAAGAGGAATGTTTAGACTTACCGGAGCTGACTTATACAGAAAGAGATACTCCAATAACGCCGCAACAAAGGAAGTATTACGATCTACTTAAAAAAGAAATGTTGTTTGAGGCGGCAGGAGAAGAAGTCAGTGCGGTTAACGCCGCAGTTAAAATGAATAAGCTCCTTCAGATATCATCTGGTGCAGCCTACTCCGATACAGGAGAAGTGGTAGAGTTTGATTGTTCGGTGCGGTTAAAAGAAATGACAGAGATAATTGAGCAAAGCAGTCATAAGGTTCTTATATTCGCTAATTTTAAACATGGCATAGTCACCATCAAACGGCACTTAGATTCACTAGGTATAACGTCCGATGTTATTCACGGCGGTGTTACGGCTACTAACCGTACAAAAATATTTAACCAGTTTCAAATGGAGAAAGATCCACAAGTGCTTATTATCCAGCCGAAAGCTGCAGCTCATGGGGTAACACTACATGCGGCTAACACTATTATATGGTGGGGTCCGATAACTAGTACAGAGACTTACCTTCAAGCTAATGCCAGAGTACATAGGCAGGGGCAAAAGAATCCATGTACAGTTGTACACTTAGTAGGTAGTTCTGTAGAACGGTCTTTATATGCAAGCTTGACAAGTAAAACAGAAGCTCAAAACACTTTACTAAATATGTATAAAAATATATTTGGACTTATATAACAAAGTATGCTATCTTACACACAGCCTTACGAATTTCGTAAGAGAACCAAAGGAGACAAAAATGGAAACACAAGTATCTGCTGATAAATTAGTATCAGTCTACATAAAAATTAGAGATAAGCGCAGTGCTATTTTACGTGCTTATGAAGAGCAAGATAATGTTTTAAAAGAGCAGCAAGCAATGGTTTCTAACCAAATGCTAGAAATGATGAAAGAAGTAGGTGCTACTAATATTAAAACTATTTACGGCACGGTATCACGTAGTGTTTCTACAAGGTTTTCTACTAATGATTGGAATAGTATGTATGACTTTATAAAAGAGCATGACGCCATGCATCTTATGGAGCAACGTATCAGTCAAGGTAATATGAAAAGATTCCTGGAAGAAAATCCAGACCAACTGCCCATTGGGCTTAACAGTAGCAGCACATATACGGTGTCTGTTCGCAAAGCAAAATAAGGAGTAATCGAAATGAAATTTGACGAGAATTTAGATGAGGGCTATGATGACCAGCTCACAGATGACCAGTGGTTGTCCACTGCGGAAGTATTGGCCTTACTTAAAATAAGTCGCCAGACTCTGGCGTCCTTTAGAAATAAAGGTTTAATAACAGCTTATCGTAAAGGTCTATCGGGCACAAACATATATAACAAGGCAGAACTTACTGACTTGATCGTAAAATCAAATACTATTAGGAGTATATAACATGGCAAATGACGTAGCATTATTTAGAGAAGCAGGAGCAACAATCCCAGCACACTTACGTACTGGTGCTTTGGACAGTTTAACTAAGAGCCTTATGGGCAGTAGCGGTAGCAATAAGACTATCTCTATTAGAGGTGGTAGTTTCCGTATGGTTGTAGATGGTCAAGAAGTTATGGTTAGTGACGACCGTGCGCTTGACGTTGTTATTGTTAATGCGGCACCCCATATTAGCCGTACTTATTATGAAGGAACTTATAAAGAAGGAGAAAAGTCAGCGCCTATATGCTGGTCTAATGATGGTACTAAACCTGATGCTTCTTCTGAAAAGCCACAGGCTAGTGCGTGTGCAGTATGCCCAATGAATATCAATGGTTCTGGTCAAGGTACGTCAAGAGCTTGTAGATTCAATCGTAGATTGGCTGTTGTTGTTGGATCACCTCATGAGAATAGTGATATATACCGTATGGTTATTCCTGCGCAATCTATCTTTGGTAAAGCGGAAAACGGTAAAATGCCATTAGGCGCTTATGCTAAGTTTATCGGTGGTCATGGATTGACTATCTCAAGTGTACTTACAGAGATTCGTTTTGATGCTAGTTCTACTGCACCTAAGTTAACATTTAGAGCGGCTAGAGCACTAACTGTGGAAGAGATTGAAGCCGCAGGTATTTTAGGTAGAGATCAACAATCTTTAGATGCAATCGCTTACAACCCAGTATTAGCAGACAGCAATAAAGCTCCAACTGCTGGCTATATCCCTGCACCTGCGGCGCCTGTGTTCCGTGAAACTAAAGTAGAAGCTGTTCCAGAAGTAGCACCTGTTGTCAGAGAAAGAAAGGCAACGCCCGCTCCTGCTAAAGATCTTGCCGATG